GAACTAACCACCTTCCCTATTACTTGTGGTTAATTAGTTGTGACCGATTACGCAGTCAGCCAAGATACCAATTTGAACACCTACACGGTATCTCATTGCCATACGTACGTTATCAGATGCGTCTGTCAAAGTCATATCTACAACTCGTACTTCAGCAAAGTCAGAGTTAGCATCAACACCAACAAACAAGTTAGATGGTTGAGCAGCTACAATAGTTCCAGTTGACATACCAGGACAAACATAAATGTCGTATCCATTGAATTGCAAGTTGAAGCTATCAGCAGCTTGATACATTTGCATATAACCCAAAGCAGTGATGGCTTGACGATAGAACTGAGCAGTAGCACGATTCATATACAACTTGGTCTCAGGACTTCCAATCAAAGCAGCAGGCAAAGCATTGATAACCGCATTCATATTAGCAATAACAGTTGATGCAGTCAAAGTACCAACCCAAGTTTGATCAGCAGAACCACTTAATCCAGCCTTCAATTTCTTTTCAAATCCATCGAAAGACGTATAAGTTCCTGCAGTATCACCTTGCCAAATGGTCAACTCAATAGTTTCACCAACTTTCGCAGCAGCGTATCCGATTAAGAAATCAGAAAAGTTAGCAGGAACAACATCATTGATGAATCCACGTCCAGTTTGAGATGCTTCCCAGTCACGCGCAAATTCAGCTTTGCAAAGTTCTAAGTTAGTTTTCAAATCAGACACGGTCAAAACTGACTCATCCAATTGCAAATCTCCAACTTGTGAAAAGTCGCAAGATGCAGCTTGTACCAAAGATGCGTTGTTTGACAACTTCTTCAATACTGCCTTGTACTTCACACCCTCTTTAAGAGTTACATAATTTTTAGCTAAAGTATCTCCTGATAAGATAGCCGCGTTGATGTATGGCAACGCTAATTCACCTGCGTAGGTTGAATTATTGATTGATAATGAATCAGCCATTTTTCTTTTTTATTTTTTATTTGTATTTATTTATAATTGAAAAGATTCTATTCTTAGAATCCATTTTAGCCAAGTCAATTGGAGCGCTTTGTGCAACTGAAACTGATTTCTTAACTGAATCGGTAGCAGGTTGTTTGCTCATCTTTTCGATAGCAGAAGAAAGAGTTTCTTTCTCAGCATTCAATGACGCAATCTTAGCTTCGAATGCTTCAACCAAAGAGTTGATTGTTGACTCGAATTCCTCACGGCTCACACCGTCAAATGCAGCTTGTTCTTCTGCAACTGGAGCAGATTCTTCTTCCATCATTGGCTCTTTAATCTCAGCGATTACTCCACCGCTTACAACGATTACTTTACCTTCGGCAGTTGTATGCTCTCCATCTGGAGCAGGTACTGGATTGCCGTCTGCATCCATTACGAATAACTCGCTACCAACAGCGAATTCAGCATCAGGTGAATACACCTCAGTGCCATCTGCAAGAATAGCCATTGCCATCTGTGCCTCTTTTGTTATTTCTCCTTCGGCTGACAACTGAATACCAAATGCCTTCAATCTATCAGCGTACTTAGAAACAATTTCTGTTACTTTGTTCATATTTACTTTTTTATTTTTCTACCTATTAGTAGCAAAAACACTACTTTTGTTCCGCATAGTTTTTGTTTAAGTTTGTTTAGTTGTTTCAACGAGAAAGCCCCCCAAACGTGGAGGGCTTTTTTGTCGGGTAAATAATACACCTGCACAGGTGTAATCGTTACAATCCGCTTAACTCATTTTCGAGTTCTCTCATTATCTTTTCGATTTCCTGCTGCGTCATATATTCATCACTGATTTCAGTAAAGAATCCTTCCAATGAAAAGCCTTTGACATCACCTTGTTTGATTGATGCCCATACCTCATCGTTATCTATTTTCATACCGATGCACCACGTTCCTTCGGGAAAAGAAAATCCAAAGTTTTGACTTTTGTCGAATTGACCTTCTGTTATCCAAGACTCCACAACCGTACAACCTGCAACTGGAATTTCATGCTCTAAATTTGAGTTGTGATGCATGTTGCGTTTAAGATATTCCTGAGCAATCTTATTGATTGTCTCTTTGCTATACTTACAATAATACTCACGTCCAGCGGTATCAACTCTATAGATCAATTGTTCGGGCAACATCACCGCACCATATACCATTTTTCTTTCGCCTTCCTCAACTGCAGCTTGTTGTACTTTGCGTGTTTTAGATAGTGCTACAAAATCCACTTCAATGGCGGGATTTTCTACCAATGACATTGCGTGTACTCCAAGATACCCACTGTCATCAATGGTGTACTCAATGACTTTTACTTCTTCGTCTTTCATTTTATTTTATTAGTTTTGATTGGTCTAAAATCTTCTGTTGTGCGTCTTGAGCGCTTGTCACATTAGTAGCTAAAACGTACGATTGTACCGGTTGCGCTTTGGTTTGTCCGTTGTTTAGAAAGGAAAGGTCAAGTGCTGGAGCAGATGTTGATCCACCACCGCCACCCATACCACCACCACCACCACCTGCTGGAGGAGGAGTATTTCCACCGCCATCATTGAATTTAGTAGCTGAAATTTTAGCTACGTTTGCAAGTCCCATTGTAAGTGCCACACCCGCTTCAACGAATTGCGCTCCAGTTGCTAATTTTATTGGGTTACCTCCTGCAGTTAATGCAGCATTGACCGCCATAAATGTATTGATACTTGCTTGTGCAATACCCAATGCTTTATTTATATTGAATCTTCTTTTTGCCCCTGCCTTATCTTGTTTGCCCAAAGAGTCCATTATGCTCATCAAGTTACCCGCCACTGCAAATGCTATATCTACTTTTTGTTGACCGCTTAACTTTTCTTGCTCTACTTCTTTTGTCTTGTACTTTTCACGAATCTCATCTTTTTTCCTTTCAAGTTCTTGCTCTAATACTTCAAAATCAAGATTCAATTTTTTTGCTCTTTCAATCTTTTCGTTGTATACATCTTGCACATCTTGCAATTCAGTAGCTTGCGCACCTTGACGAATGTTTTGAATCTCCTGAGATAAGGCCTCCTCTTCTGCAATATTTTCAAGTTTGATTTGCTTTAATAACTCATTTGTTTTTTTGGCAACTGCTAACTCTTCCTGCGCTCTTTTGTTTGCATAGTCGGTGTTTATTTTTTCAATCTCTTTTTGATATTCTTAATTCAAATATTTCAGCAATGCAGCGTCTCCGTGCGCCAACCTTTTCTTTTCATCATAAGTAAGTTGTAATTGACGGAGTTCACGGTCTTGCTCAGTTAAAGTTTCTTGATGTCTCTTTTCACGTTCACTTTTTAAGAAATCATTTAACGACTTTTGGTCATCTCTGATTTTCTGAATTCTCTGAGCCTCTTTCGCAGCCGCTTCTTTTGCTAACTTTTCTTTTTCAGCTTCAACTTCCTTCGCCTTTTTTAGTTCCTCATCTCTTTGCTTCTTTTGTTCCTCTGCTCTTTTCTTTTCGTTCTCCGCACGTTCACCAGCTTTGGTATCAGTTAACCCTATCCAATCCATAAAGTCTACCAATCCACCAATCACTCCATCAATGGCACTCTTAATAAATCCAAATACATTACCAATCAATCCACCTGCCTTTGTGAGTTCCTCAAAATTGGTAACAACTGCCGCTATAATTCCACCAAGTAAAAAGATAGGGTTAGTCATCAATGCCTTTCCCAAGTCGAACATCGTTTTACCAAATCCTTTCGCCGCTTCCCCTGCATCTTTTATTTTGAAATCCTTAACCGCCGCAGTCATTCCTTTTAATCCAGTCTGAGCAGCACCAAAATCCAATGACATAATTGACGAACCAATCATACTAAATGAATTGTTCAACCTTTCCAATGGATCACCTGATAAGGTGTTAACCTCCTTACCTAAGTCACCGACTTTATCAGTCAATTGACCAAGTTCTTTTGCTACTTTGTTGTATTCAGCCGTGCCTTCTGGTAGTCTACCCAACTCATCACGGAGCGCCTTCATTTGAGCCCTTAAGGACTGCGTCTTTTCAGTTGCGTTACCTTGGACGTCTACCGTTATTACTACGTTATTATCAGCCATCAGAAAATCAATTTAATTAAGTAAATAGTGCCTATAATTAAAGTAGCAACAATGCTATAATTGATGCCTTTGGTTAGCCAATTTGGTAACTTATTTTCGCTTGATGGGTGACTTGACTTAATGCCCATCTTTTGCATCTCGCAAATATTCTTAAAGGTCTGTTGTGGATTATTCATAATGGTATTGATTGTAAATTACTTGACCTGCGACAAAGACATTGTCTTGTGGATAGGTATCATTTTTTAATAGTAAACGTGGAGCAAAAGTTAGTCCGATAATGTCAACATCGAACTCAAAGTTGCCGCTAAACGTTTCAAGATTTTCGCTGATAATGATTGCATCTTTCACGCTTAACACCCCTGCGCTGGATGCCAAATGAAGATTGAATTCCACAACTCCATTGCCATCAATACCGAGATTGATTTGTCCAACGGTCAACATCAATTTTGCATACCATACGCAATCATCTGGAACGGTTATATATGTTCCCGAATTGGTTATCGTTATTGGTGTTGTGCTATTGGTGAAATCACCGCTACCAGTTACCTGAATGATTCCACTTTGATATTCACCTGCATACGTTCCACCGCTACCAATGGTTATTCCTCTATTGATTGCTTTCGCAGCAATGCCACCAACCAAACTATTGGATACCTGCCTTTCAACTACATTGCGCGAACCATATACAATCGTATCTATTACACTTTTATTGATTACATTGTTTGGAGTAGAAATGAGTGTACTATTGTTATTGACTTTTATCGGTGTTCTCGTTGTCAATTTAGGATCGTTACCTGCCTGCAAAGTTCTTTCCTTTCCATCTGGTACCTTCGCGAAACAATTGTCATTTACCCATAAGTACCCGTACAAATCGCAACACGCTTCAGTTGCGTCTGCAGGATTCCCATCTGTATCTAAAAATGGCACTGTGCCATTGGCATTCATTACGCTATCCGGAACAAGAAAACAATCGGGGGTCGCGCTAACCATTTTAATCAATTTAACTTTGACCGTATCTTGCATCCCTACCACGTAGTCGCTGATTTCAAGTATGCGCCAGTATGAATCTCTAATAAATATTTGGTCGTTGTATTGAAACTGATAGATGTCTGCAAAGTCTAATGCGAAAAACGCTTCAATTACACGTGCATCAGGAGCGTAAATATCAGCTATGTACTTATTCCAATAACGTGCGTATAATGTCTTCCAAGGTTGCGACTCAATTCGCTGTAATGATACCTCTTGACCAAAGTTCAAATCTTCATCCGCAATGGTCGGAATGTTGCTCGTATAATGATTGAATAAATAAAAAAACTTTGAATCAAATGTGTTGGTTTCATTGTCATAAATATCTACCTTCATTTGATTTGGAGTCTTGTAAAGGATGCGTGGCCCAGGTGCTACATACGTGCCTGAATCATTTATATATTTTGGAATGGCAAAATCGGTATTGCTTATCAATGCGCAAGGTGATGGGAAGAATAATGATTCAACTTTATAGTCGCTTGTTGCAAAGTCGTTTTCAGGATCAACCAATTCAAGCCTACCATAAACACGATTACCTTGTGAGTTGTAAATATTATTAAGATAGTCATTTGATTGCTTGTATGTCCAAAGATTCTTTTGCGCTTGGTAGTCAGCCGTTGACGTCAATGTGATGTCTTTTGAAATGTCTAATTTATTGCTCCAATCTTTGGTGCTACCTTCGGCAAGATATTCTAAAATTGGCTTTAATGTCAACAATCGTGCGTTGATATCATCTGGA